TGAGCACTGATGCCGGGCGGTCGTCGGTGAAGTCCGCGGTCGCACCGCCGAGTGTCTTCTCGTTGTCGCCGGCGCCCCATGACAGCGAGAGCTCCTCGGTCGAGAAAACGCGCAGGCCGCGCGCATTCCAGTCGTCGAGCATCGTATTGAGGGCGCTCAGCCCGTCGCTCTGCTCGTCGGAGTCCGGGGTCTCTCCGGCATCAATCGCCTCGATCAGGCGCAGCGCGCGCTTGACAATCTGCAGACCTGTCGCGGCCATTGCGGGGCTCCCTTACTTGCTACTTGCCCAGGGACTTATAGTCGTCGGTCCACGGCTTCCCGGGGTGCTTGTCTCCTGGGTTGAATATCTTTCCCCCATGCCGCGGGTGATAGAGCCAGGTTCGGTTCTTGAAAACACTGGCCCTCTTGGGGGCTTCCGGCTTGGCGTCCTTTGCAGGGGCTTTGCCTTTAGTCTCAGCCACGGTGCGCGCTCCTTGTGTAGAAAGCCCCCGAGGCATAGCCCCGGGGGAAGGTCAGGAGAGGGGCTCGTGCCCGGTGGTCAGCTGATAACCCGACAGGCAAGCGACGGGCGCACGGCCTTGAAGCCGTACAGGATGTCGATGCGCGTCGGCGTGCGGTCGTTGACGATGTCGTAGTCGGAGATGATCCTCATGCTGATACCGTCGAGTTGGTCGCGCGCAGAGAAGTGCGTGCCCTGCGGGAGCTCCAGGTCGGCGGTGGTGAAGGCAAAGGCCTCCTTTTGGTACACGAGGTCGTGCTGGTAGGTCGTCGAAGCCGACGGCGTCCCAGCGAGCGCAACCGCGGCATTGTCAGCCGGGAGCGCGTCCACGTTCTGCTTTGCACCGGTCGAGTAGATCGGCGGGTCGATGGTCAGCAGGGTGGTGGTTGCCGCGGTGATAACGAACTGCTGCAAGTGCGAGTAGACCTGCTTCGTCTCCGGGTGCACCGCGAACACGTCCGCGAAGGTGACCACATCACCCACGGTCAGCGCGGCGGTGTAGCCGTCGACCGGGATGGTGGTGTCACCGGAGGCAATCGTCGCCCCGATGTCGTCGACAGCACCAGCAACGTCAGCACCCTCCGCGTAGGACAGGATCTTCTGCTGCTTGTAGAAGTCCAGACCGCCGGTGCGGCCCATCATACCCTCACGATACTGGCGACTGATCTCGGTGCTCTGATGAAACAGCCCCTTCAGCTCGTTAATGAGCCCCACCTGGGTCAGAGAATTGACCTGAGCGCAGCGGTCGTCCGGTGGCGCCAGGTTCTGGTCGAGCCTGGCCGCGGCGTTCAGGAAGTCCAGGTAGTCCGCGGTCGAGCCCGCGGTGCCGACCACATTGTGCACCTGCTTGGTCATGGTCTGCAGGGCGTCGCTCTCCACGTTGCTCGCCAGGGTGGACATCATGGGCGCCACAACGCGCTTGAGAAGTCCTCCTGACTAAGCGTCATCTCCGCGGAGGTGAAGCGGGTCGCGATGTGCTTCTGCGTCGAGGTCACCAGGTCGACCGAGCTTTCCTCGGTGTCCTGATTAACCATCGTCGCTCCGGACGAGACCGTGTACTGGTTCGGCAGCCGGACCTTCAGCGTATCGCCTCGCTTGGCTCCGCCTACTTTGTAGGTGTCGTCGTAGTCGAGCATTATTGTGCCGAGGAAACTCAGCTTCTCATGGAGGATCCGCAAGGATTCTCTGAGCACCCAGGTCGGGGTAAGTAGCGTGTTCGCCATGACGGGATGTCCCTAGTCAGTAGCCCCGCTGTGCCTTCACCTGTGCCGCGCGTCGTCGCTGCCATTCCTTCATCGAAAGCCCGTCGTGAAGATCGTTGCTATTCGAGACGGTGCTCCCTCCAACGTCGGTAGGGGGCGGCGGCGCCGCGCTTCGTGGAAGCGTTCGGGGCTTGGATTTGGCTTGTAGCTCACCCTCAAGACGACCCATCGCCAGCATCTGCTGCTGCGGCGTCATCGCTGCGATCTGCTGAGCACGAGCGGAGTTTTCGGGTAGGCCAAGGAAATAGGCCATGTCCGGTCCCACCTCCGAGTGGTAGATCGCCTGCCCCATGGCATCGGTGATCATCAGACCGAAGGCGACCTCCTCGAAGTCCTCGTACTTGTCATACGCCGCGTTGAGCCGCGTCGTGTATTCGAGCTCAGAGCGAGCCGCCTGGTCCGCGAGCTGCCGCTGCTGCTGCTGCTCCTCGAACTGTAGCATCTCGCTGCGAACCGCCTCACGCGCTTCATGTGCTGCGTCGGCTCTCAGGTAAGCCTCGTAATCCTCGAACTCGTCACGGTTCGGCCGCTGCTCCTGGGCGGGGGTTGCCGCGTGCTCTCGCTCAGCGAGATGGCCGCGTACCTCCGCAAGTTCCCGGGTGAGTGCCGAAATTTGCCGCTGGAATCCACCCCCTGACCGACGACGTCGCGGTGGGGGGCTCTCGGACGTGGACTCGTCCGTGCCCGCGCTTTGTTCAGTGGCGGGCGGACTGTCTGTCGTGGTTTCCGGGCTCTCGTGCCCAGGCGCCTCGTGGGCGGCCTCAGGCGTGACCTGTACCTCCGACTCACTCATGCGTGCGTCTCCACACTTCACCGATGACTGCACCGGTACAGGGCCTATATACTCCGAGTCGCTGGACATTGTTGTCCGCCCAGGCTCAGGCCTATCAGGTGGGTTGTAAATAGGACGATGCCGCGCACTGCTCAGGCCCGGACGCGCGGTTGTGGCCGGGACGAAGCCCACCACCTACAAACAGGGGACCAAAAATTAACAAGCCACCAGACACGGGCCCCGAGAGCAGCAACCCCTACGCTATCGCGGGGTTTACGGCCGAATGGGGAAGGGAGTCGGTTGGGTTATGGAAGCGCATGCTCGTCGAGCCGCACATCAAGTCAGCCCACCAGAAGCAGCAGCGCGGCGGCCCGGCGGCGCCTGAGCGCGGCACTGGCGGCGGCGGCATCGAGGTCGACAATGACCGCCAGCCGGTCGGCCAGGTCCCCGACATCGGCCTCGAGAATGGCGATAAGCCGCTCGACCTCGTCAGGCTCCATCGCCGACTCGAACTCATCGCGGTACAGAGCATCCTCGGGCGCCTCCTCCCCTAGCGATAGCGTTTCTCGCTGCTCGGCGCGCTCTCTCGCCTCCTGTCGCTCGACCTCGACCTTGGCGTCGAAGGGCGCCCCCTCCCACTCCCTGCGCCGCTTGCGCCGGCCCCGGGCCGCACCCCAGCCGCCGGTGGCCTCGCTGACGGGTGGCGCCTCGGGGTAGAGGAAGTCACCAGACTGCAGCAACGCCGGAAGCGCCTGCGCCGCGGTGGCGCTCGGGGCCATTGTTACGGACCCGGACTGCACCACGGAGGGCAGGGTCTGGCCCGAGGTGAGGGTGATTGTGGTCTCGGTATGGGTGACGGCACCGCTCTGGCTGAGCGCCGGTAGCGTCTGGGTAGCCGTCGCGCTGACGTTCTCTGTGTGGGTGATCGAGCCGCTCTGCTCGAGCGCGGGCAGGCTCTGAGCCGAGCTTGCGGTGATCTCCTCGGCGACCGTCCCCTGCTGCGTCAGCGCGGGGAGGGTCTGGGCACCGGTGGCGCTCATTCCCTCGGTGTGGGTGACCGCTCCGGCCTGCTCCAGGGACGGGAGCGTCTGCGCCGCTGTTGCGCTGAAGGTCTCGGTGACCGACCCGGACTGGCTGAGCGCGGGCAGGCTCTGTGTCGCGGTGGCGCTCACGTTCTGCGTGTGAGTCACCGAGCCCTCTTGCGTCAGCGCGGGCAGGGTCTGCGCTGCGGCGGCGGAAAGGGTTTCGGTGACGGCCCCTGCCTGGGCGATGGATGGCAGGCTCTGCGCGCCGGTCAGGCTTATGCCCTCGCTCAGCGTTCCCGCTTGCTCGAGCGCCGGGAGGGTCTGCGTCGCGGTGCCGCTAACTGTCTCGGTGATCGAGCCCGACTGCGTTAGCGCGGGGAGGGCCTGGCCCGCGGTCGCGCTCACATTCTCCGTATGGGTCACTGAGCCGGACTGCGTTAGCGCCGCCAGGGTCTGCGCCGCCGTGACCGAGACGTTCTCGGTGTGGGTCACAGAGCCCGACTGCGTCATCGCAGGCAGGACCTGCACCGCGGTGGCTGTGATCTCGAGAGCGGCGGTTGCCGATTGAGTCAGGGCAGGCAGCGCCTGCGCTGAGGTCGCCAGGAACTCCAGCGAGACGTTCGCGGACTGCAGAACAGCCGGCAATGTCTGCGCGGATGTCGCCGAGAATGTCTGCACGACGCTCGCGGATTGGCTCAGCGATGGTAGCGTCTGAGCCCCAGATCCGATGAATTCCTGCGCGCCGGTCGCGGCCTGCTCTATTGCCGGGAGTGTTTGCGTCCCGGTCCCGGTTGCGCCGGCCGCAGCGCCCGTCCCAAACGAATAGAACACCGAGGGCGGCTCCAGCGCCATTAGCTGCTCAGCCTGCGCCGGCCAACTCGCGCCGTTCTGGGTGGCGGTAACGCCTGTAATCAAGTCTCGGACATTGTCCGGGTCAGTTAGGTCGACCAGGTGCGCCCAGTCGTGGCTCAAGGCCAGCGGCGAGAGCCCGTTGGCGAGCGCGATAATCTCCGCGTCTTCCATGATGTCTTGCGACACGAAGGCGTAGGCCAGTTCGGCCTTATACATGCGGGTCGAACTCAGGTCAGAGCTGCGAGCACCGATGTGCAGATTGCCGGTCGGCGTCGATGCACCAGTGCCCGGGTTGCTTCCCGAGGAAACGGTGAGCGTCGTCCCGCCCCACGGAACCCAGCGCATCTTGTGCTGCGTCGTTCCAGGGCCGGTGCCCTGAACGGCAACGCCCCAAACGCCATCATCAATGTCTCCCGTGTCAATGCGCTTGGTGTTCTCATTTTCGTACTTCCCGAACCAGTCATTCGGATACGAAGCCCCGGCGCTGTCCTCGGCCATGTACAGGTGATAGCTGTTTACGGACGTTCCGGCGCCCGCGCTTATAACATAGGGGTAGCTCGACCCAGCCGCGCGGCCTGATGGAACGCGATAAAGAATGCCAAAGGAATAGCTATCGTCCGCATCAATCTGAGCGGCAGAGCCGACGGTGTAGTACCGCGTGGTGTTGCCGCTGCCGAAGTCCGTTGCCACGTCAGGCCGCCGTGTAGTTCAGCCGGAAAGTGTGCAGCTCCAGATCGCCCGTTGCTGTGTCGCTGGCGTTGTTGGCGTCGCGACGGATCCGCACCTTCACCCAGTCATCCGCCGCCACGCTGTCAGCATTGGTCAGCGTGATAGTCAGGTTGGTGGGATAGCCTGCCGTTGCGCGCACCGCCGTCGCTGCACTGGTATTCACCGTGTCGTAGCTGTCCGTGTCCAGGTCGGCAGAGTCCGCAGGCGTCACCGCCATCACCTCGACCGCCATGATGACGTTGCCGCTGGTGGCGCTGGTCATGGCGAATATGAACTCAGCCTCCAACCCAGAGCTGTAATCCGCCGGCATCTGGAATTTGAACGCGGCCAGCTCGTCGGTGGTGTCGTCGAACAGAAGGACGCCCGTGCCGTTGTTGCGGATGTAGCCGGGTGGATTGGTGGCGTCGAGATCGAGCGCCTCGACTTTCGGTTGTATTTCGCTCACGGGTCAACCTCCCCGGCGTTAATGATGTCCTTGTAATCCTGCACCGTGGCTGCTCGTGTGCGCGTGTTGGTGGCCATGAAGGACGCCGGGATGGCGTCTCGAATATTCGCGGTGCCGCCGGTGGTGGCCTTTATCGCGAGCAGAGTCGCCTGCACTTCATCGAGCCGGTTGATGATGTAATTGTCTCGCTTGTTGAACACCTCGGCAGCCGCGCGAATATGGAACCCAGACTCGGCGTTGATATCCACTTCGTCGACCGCGAGGCCGCGATTCAGCGCGCTGAGGGCAGCGCTGATGGCGGCATCGGTTGCGGCCTGCTCCGGAGCGGTCTGCACTTCTGGGCCAGCGCCTACGGCATCCCAGTCGGCGGGCGCCTTCCAGTAGATACCGGGCACGCCTGCCACTGCCGTCATGTCAGGACTGTGCTTCCAGGCGGGCTCGGGGAAATCAGGCGTGTGGACGCTGCGCCGAAACTCCAGCGTGGTGCGGTGGATCACATCCATTGTTAAACCCTGTATAGAGAGTAGGACGCAAATCAGCTTTCCGGCTGGGTCACGGTCCACGCGGTGAGTTCAACATTGGCACCGGTAACAATCGCAACCGTGTTGAAGTTGAAATCCGCGCCGCTGGTGCCGGCCTCGCCGTCGATATGGTCGTCGAGCGGTGTGCTGCCGTCGTTGGTTGAACTCGCGCGGCAGTAGCCCACGGTGGCGGTGGCGTCCGCGGAGGAGTCCGCGGTTACGGTCGAGGCGGTTGCGGTTGCGCCGGGCGCTGCATCGCCGGCATTTCCGAATGCTGGGTCCGTGCAGGCAAGCGTGAACAGCAAGGTTCCGGTGGCGGCGGTGTCGGGGTCGGTCGGCTGCGCACCGCTTCGCCCGGTCACGACCGCGTTGCTGGTGCCCTCGTCGAGGTTGTCGACCGCGGAGTCGCACATCAGGATGGCGACCTCGTTCGAGATCCGGGTGTTCAGCGCGCCCGCCGCAAGCGAGGGCGTCCCCTCAGGAAGATCGTCGACAACGTCGCTGCCTGCGGCGCGCTCCTCGGCCTCGCCGGCGTAGATCGGCCAGTACCGCAGCACGTTCTTGGTGATGGTCTCGCGCACGGACTTTGGTAGATTGAGCCGCTTGCGCTTCATGAGTGACCACGGCGCCTCGACCTCGACCGCATGCACGCCGATCAGGCGCCGGTCGACCTGCACGCTCCCGAGCGCGCCCTCGATGTGACCGCCGTCCATGTCGACAGCGAGCTTGCTTCTGAGCAGGTCCTTGAGCACGTCCTCGCTTCGCGCAGGGAAGGCGCTCCCGGACAGGCGCGCGAATTCCTTTTTGGTCTTCGCGGCCATGTACTCCTGGATGGCGGTGACGAGGTAGTCGAACTCGTCCTTGTAGCTGAAGTTGTGAAACTGGCCCATGACCCACTCGGGGTCGCGCAGGAACTGCCCCGCGTAGAACCGCGCGGCCTGGTCAAGGGTCTCTGTGTTAATTGCACGCATCGTTGTTTCCTCAGTGGATTGCTTCTATCTGCGCGACCGCAACGGCCAACGCCTCGTCGGACTGGTCGGTTGACAAGAACTGCATGACAGCCTGCTTCGTGACCTCGCGCTCCATCGCCAAGTCGTCTACCTTCGCATTGACGCTCGACACCGCCTGCGAGACATCCTGCAAAACTTCCTGCATCTGCTGTCGCATGTCCTGCAATAACAGCAGCATTGCGGCATCGGAGCCGGACTGCTGCTCTGGGGCGGGCTCGCTCTGCTGCTGCGACGCGGTGGTGCTGGCGATGTAGGCGACCGCGACATCGGCCTCGGCCTTCTCTCGCGCCTCGACCACCCCGGCCTCCGCGGCCGCCAGCTTCGCCTGGTGCTCCATCTCCGCCTCGCGGGCCTTCTGCATGAGCTCCATGCTTTTGTCCTCGAGCTTCTGCTCCAGTTCCGCAATGATGGCGACTTGCTGCTCGGACTCCATTCCAGCCTCCTCCAGCGCCTGCTCCATTGCCTGCACCCGTGGGGCGATCTCCGCGAGCAGTCCCTGGCGAATCATCTCCGCCTGCTGCTGCCCGGCCTCCATGCCCTCGCCGCGGGCCTCCTCGAGCTGCTGTATCTCAGGCGGTAGCATTGCCTTCAGGCGCTCCGCCATCTCGTCGCTGTCGGGCCAGTCCATCGCCTTGACCAGCTTGTCGCCCATGACCGCCCACAGCTGCGGATTGTGCTGCAGCACATCCCCGATGGCCTCGGCCTGCTCCTGCCGCTTGGTCTGGTAGCTGGGGCCGGTGGACACAACCACGTCGTACTTGCCTACGGTCGGGTTGTAGATCCCCTTGCCCTCTTCGTCCTCGGCGTAGGCCACCTCGAGCTCTGGGTCAATCTGCGCGAAGTCGGCCTCCCCGTCCTCGCCCAGGATGCGCGCGACGCGGGGCACGTCGTAAATCTTCGGGATGATGTCCAGCAGCACCACCCCGGCATAGCGCATCGCCTGCGCCAGGTTGTCGACGAAGTGGAAGGTGCTGACCTGTGACTCCTGCTGCCGCGCGCGAATCGCACGCCCGGAGCTCGCGTTCGACTCCGCGCCCATGGACTCGTTGAACTGCCCGCTCGCGCTCTTGACGTCGTCGGCGGTGCGCATGAGCGCGTCCACCAGCCCGACCTGCAGCGGCACCGGCGGCACACGCTGCGGCGGAGGCAGCGGGTTGCCCTGCCCGTCGTAGGCCCGATAGGGCAGAACCGGCTTGTTGGAGGTGTTGAGGGTGGCGTAGTCCTGCTCGTAACCCTCAATGCTTTCCATCGGCGCCATGAGCGGTTGCTTCGGGGACACCCCGCCGTGCTCTGCGATGGTGCTCGAGAGCAGGTTGTACATGCGGCAGGGGTCCATGATGTCCTGAGTCAATCCCCGGGTCCGGCGCCGGTTTTTGACGATGGACTCCTCGCCGACGACGCGGGCGTAGGGGATGTATTGGCTGGGGAACAGCCCCTGGTCGAGGATGCCGTCGCCGTGCAGCAGGTACCAGCGCACCTTGATGTCGCGGGCGTCCCACTCCGACATCACCTGCGGGCGCTCGGGAACGTCGCCGTACTGCTCCTGGTACTGCTCCGCGCTGGCGCGGGTGCCGTCGTAGAGCGCGAGCATGCGGGTTTTCTCGCCCATGAACTTGCGCCAGTAGCGCGTGAGCGCGATGCGTGGATTGCGCGCGCTGGCGCCAATCGGCTCGATGCCCTCCCAGTGGGTGGCGGACTCGGCCTTCTTCGCCCCGAACTCCTCCTTGAGCGCGGCCAGGGTCGCCATCTCATCGTGCAGCAACCAGTTCGCGTCCTGGCCCGAGGGGAACTCGAAGTACGGGTCCATGTGCACCGCGGTGGTGTTCGTAACCGGCTTGATGCAGGCCTCCTGCAGATTCGACATCGGCTCCACAAGCTGCGTCGCGACCCGGATGTAGCCAAGCCCGGAGACGACCGCCGAGTGCACGGACATGTCGTAGGCAACCTCGGCCATGGAGTTGTTCTGGATGTTGCGCAGGATGCCATTCAACATCTTCGCGGTCTTGACGTCGGCCTGGTCGTCGACCGGGTTGACCCGGATTTGCGGGCGGGACATGCGGATGCTGTTGGTGACCACCCGGCGGTGGCTTGCTGCCTTGTTGATGGTGAGACAGGGCCGCGGGTTGGTGGGGTCGCGCTCGCGGAAGCTGCGCAACTCCTCCGGCCACTGGTCGCCGGCATCGAAGGCCATGCACTCGTCGTGCTTGCGGCGGAACTCGCTCTCGGCCTCGTTGGCCTCCTTCCAGCGGTCCATGGCCTCCTCGAGGATGTCGCCGTCGGCGGAGTCTTTCTTCGAGCGTTTCTTCGCGTAAGCCATCATGCCATCCATCCGTGTGGGCCGCGGAGCGCGTGCGAGTAGGGGTTACTGGGCGCGGGCTGCCTGGGCTCATGCCGCGGCTTGACCATCTGCGGGAACAGGTCCGCGAGCACCCAGACCCAGGCATCCGCGCGGTTGGGGCTGCCGTCGCCGGTGTAGCCGTAGGTGGTGAAGGCGCACAGTTCGCTTTCTAGCTTGGTGAAGCGCCCCCGGTGCCGGACCCGGCCCTCGTCGTAGAGCGGAGAGAAGGGCTCCGCGCGCCGCACCTTGCCGCGGGATGCCTTGACCGATCGATAGGGAGTGTCCGTGCGCGCGGTCTGGATCACATGCTTGACCATGGCCCCGCCGAAGTTGTCCTCCCCGAGCACAATGTCGGCCTCCCATCGGTCGTAGGCGTCGGTGGCGACCTTGCCCCAGGTCTTCGGCCCGGCCTTGATGGAGATGTCCTCCAGCAGGTAGGCGTTGCCGTCGGACCCGAGCCCGCCGACCACGATCCCAATCTCGTCGTTGCCGGCGTTGTCGATGTCGTCCGCCCCCGAGGGGTCGACGCCGACCGCGATGCGGACCATGTCCGGCAGCTCGTCGTCGGTCGCGCGCCACTTCTCGACCGTGACCTCGTCGAACAGCGCGTACTCCAGCTGGTCTGCGTACTCGCCCTCGTAGAAGCGCATGCGCAGCCGCGGCGGCAGGCTCGCGAGCTCGTCGAGGTATTCCTTCGGCAGGTTCGCGGAGTTGTCGAGCGGATTCATGCGCACCACCGCGACCCGGTTCGGATTCGCGAGCGCCTTGCCGGTGTCGGGGTCCACCTTGGCGTGGAACAGCTTATAGCACCAGTGGCTCTTGGTCGGCGAGTTGAGGTCGTAGTACATCTTCAGCGACAGCTGCTCGCGCTTGCCGTTGAAGTCCTGCTGCACCTTCTGCGCGAGTCGGGTGACCGCGACCTGGCGGGAGGAGTAGGGAATCTGCGAGCACTCGTTGAGAAAGATGGTGGCGTGCTCCTGTCCCAGAATCTTCTCCACGCGCTGCTTCTCGTCGAGCCCGCCGAGCCATATCTTCGACATCTGCCCAAGGTCGACGTACCACTCGGACTTGTTGATGCGGTAGTCCGCGCCGGGGAAGCACGAGGACATCACCTCCGGCAGGGTCTGCGCCACGACCGATGCCAGCAGGTGCGAGTGCCGAAAGCGCAGCACCGCGTGGCTCGAACCCGCTGCCTTCAGCGCACGCATGACCACCCCGCGGACGAAGCCGAAGGTCTTGCCGGAGCGCGAGCCCCCGTCGGCGCCGACATGCATCGCCGGCCCGGCCATGAGCCGCAGCTGCTCGACCTGCTTCGCTGTGAGCTCAAATCGCGGCATCGAGATTCGTGACGTGGAAGGTCATGGGCTTGTCGGGGTCGGAGGAGTGCTCGACGGCCTTCTTCTGCGGGTAGAGATAGGGCGCGACGATCTTGGCGCACTGGACCCGGAGCTCGGGCTCTACCTCAGGGGCGGCCCCGGGCGTCGCCGGGGGCTGTCCGGGCGCGGGGGGAATGCAGCCGGTCTGGGCAATCATCGCCAGCCAGGCGATCGGGTCCCAGCCCGGAGCCGCGGCCTCGATGATCGCCGCCATCTCCCGGGTGCGCTTGTTCTTCACCCCCGGGGGGCGGCCGCCTGTCTTTTTTCCCTGCGCCATGCAGGCGCTATAGCACATTCTGCCGGACAGTTATGTCCGGGCTAGTCCTTCGCCTCCCATAGCTTGCACAGGAATCGCTCGGTGACAAACATCGTCGCTCTGTATTCCTCGGCGTCGACAATCCAGGCATCCGCGGAGGTGTCGTCGTATCTGATCGCGGTGCAGACCCATGTGGGATATCTCGGCTTCGGAATCAGCCGATAGCTGTGCTCGACGGCGTGCTTGCAGTCGCTGCAGTTCACTCCCCATCCCTCGCGGCGTCGAGGATCCGGGCCTTGCCCCTGGCGACGGTGATCTTCCTGGCGACGAGCTCCTGCAGCCCGAGCAGGGTGTCGAAGCGCAGCACCGTGGCCCCGGCGCGGGCGCGGCGGAGGGTCCGGCGGTCGACGTCCAGGTAGCGCGCAATCTCCTCGTCACCGGTGCCGGCCTTGCGCAGCGCCTCGAGGAGTTGCTGCACCAGCTCGATGGCGTCCACCTGGCGCTGTAGCTTGCTCATAGTCGACCAGCCCCTCAGAACAACCCCATTTGCGACTCCAGCCGCTCCTGGGTCTCGCGCTCTTTGGCGAGCTTCTCCAGCTTGTCGTTGACCTTGGCGCGGACGAACTTCCCCAGGCCCTGGGGGTCGAGTTGGTGCTTCTCGGCCTGGACCTTGACGGCCTCGGTGAAGGCGCTGCTGTAGTCCTTGGCGCGGACGCAGAGCGCCTCGAGCTCGCCGAGTGTCTTGCTGTCAATCATGAGTTCTGGTCCCTCCAGGTGACGGCGACTGCGAGCGCTGCCCACAGGTCCTTCTTGAATCCGTACAGCGGGCCCGGCGCCTTCTTGAGGCCGATGGCCTTGTCCTTGCCGGGCCCGAATCGGTCGATGAGCGCCTGGCGCACGTTGGAGTCCTTGGCCCGGGAGTCGTGGCATAGGTGCAGCTTCACATCGAGTCGCTTGATGCGCTCGACCCGGCTGCACCAGCACTCGTGGAATCGCCCGGACCAGTAAACAGTCTCAAATACGGTCTCTCCGACAGCCATCCCGTAGCTTGCGACCTGCTCTATCACCAGCACCGAGCCTGTCGAGCGGGAGAATGGGCGCAGCCTCTCCAGTAACTCGAGGCGCATGGCCTCGTTATCCAGAATGCGCTTACTGAACACAGTCCCCCGCTCGTCGAGCACGACCAACGCCGAGCGCACGTTGCCGGGGTCGAGGCCGTAGACCCAGGGGCTCATGAGTACAGGAACCCGACGCGGGCCTTCGCTCGCTCCCAGGCATCCGCGATATCGTTCTCCCCTGCCTCGCGCAGCGCGGTGAGCAGGTGGTAGTCGGCGACCGCGTGGCACAGCTCGGTGTCTGAGTCCCAGCCGCCCTTGAGGCTGTCGATGCAGTCGATACGGTATCGGCGTTGGTCTTGGGTCATGCGTCGATCCAGAAGCCGAGGCGGTCGTGGTCCTCGTCCTCGACGAAGCGCAGACCGTCGGCCGGCGGCATCTCACGCCACGAGCGCTTGCTCTCGTAGACAGGCCAAGCCTGTGTGTTGCCCCAGCGGAAGCTCTGGTTGGTCTGGAAGCTGACCCCGACCACCTTGCCGTCGATGTACTCCCAGTTCGTCGGCCCCTCTATCCCGAAGGCCTGCATTGGAGACCAGGGAGAGCCCTCCAGCGTGCGGCCAACGATTCGCCAGAGCGCGGGCTTGCTGACGGCGAGATGGTCCTTGCCCGGCGGCTCATGCAGCGCCTCCGCGACCCGGACCACCGCCCCGCTCTCGTCGAAGTCGACGCTCAGGTGCCGACCGGTGAATATCTCGCACCAGAAGCTGCCCGCCGGCAGGAACTCGGTGCCCTTTGTGATTCTCACGGAGCGAGACCCCATGCCCATCCCGGTCAGGTCCATCACCTGGCGCACGATGTAGACGCCTGCCTGAGGGACAGGAACCCCGGCCGGGCCGCACCGGTGCTTGAAGTGGTCAGCCAGCAACAGCTTGTCCAGCATCCAACGGTGCTCGCCGGCGGCGGCCCACTCGTCGGCGATCGTCCACGGGTCAGTCATGTCAGCTGCCCCCTTCCGAGAGGTCCCAGGCGTCCTGGAACTCCCCGCACCAGCCGTTTTCGGGCACCTCAGGCCACTCGGAGTCCCAGTTGTCGCTCCCTCTTAAGAGTTGTTGAATATCCACACTGATATATCAGTTCAATCTACTCTTCAGCCTCGCCCAATGACGGTACCGCACCCCGGACACGAATGTCCATGCCTCACTAGCCGCGGAAATATCCCGGGCGACCCGGGTCTTTATTCGCAACTATCTCCAATAGATACCCCTCTTCCTGTTGTTTCGTTGTTACCTGTCCGCGCAAATAACATTCACAACATGGCGACCGGCTCAACTCAGACCGGGTCACGGTTTGTGCCTCGTGTCACGCTACAGTTTCGGCTCGAATCTTTATCGTGACTCTCGGCCAGCAGGATTCTGACCTTCCGCAGGGTCGTCCAGGGCATCGGCTCCCGCTCGGGCGCCTCGTACAGCCGCAGGGTCGGCGTGCGCTCCCAGGGCATCACAGGCATCCACGGCGGCCGCTTCCGGCTGTCTCTCGGGGGCTTGCCGCTCATTTCCGGCCTCGGCCAGCCTGGGGCCGCTGAGAGCGCCTGAAGGCGGGCCTCCCGACGACCTCCGCGAACACCGAGGTCAGTTCCCCTAGGTCCTCCATGCCCCAGGCGATGTCGTCCTCCCGGTCCAGCAGCCACTGCCTGAGCAGGGCGGTGCTCCACGAGGAGAGCCTGACCTCCCGCCGGGGCTTGCCGCTCAATGCCGCGACCTCCGAAGGTTCAACTCATGCAGTTCCTCGCAGGCATCGTGCAGCGCCGAGTGCAGGTGAACGTGAGCGGGGTCGAGCCGGCGGGCGGTTTCCCCCACCGAGCCCATCGGCTTGACCTGCGCCAGGATGGTGAGTTGCGCCAGCCACACCTGCGAGAGCACCCAGCACAGCGGGACGTCGCCATCGAGACTGGCCTCCAGCAGGTCCCGGGCCTGGTCGTAGGCGAACAGCACCTGCTCCCGGGTGGCGGCGACCACGTCGACGCGCTCGCTGTCCTCCTCGATCAGGCTCTCGCTGGGTTTGTCGGTCATCGGCTCTCTCCTGCTCTTTGTGCTCGAAGTCGTTGCCTGTCAGTCCGCGGGGTACGGGTAGTAGCCGGGCCCCAAGCCCGGCGTGCTACTCCTACCCCACCCCCTCTCTGAGGCCCGTCTTAGGCGCCCAGGAGAAGATCCTGGCTCGGGCTCGCCGGCTACCTCCAAAGGTAGCCGGCTACCGGTAGCCCGGGCCTCCTTTAGGCTACCTGGTTACTTTGGCTACCTCGCTACCTCCTGGCTACCTTTTGCGGATGTACTGGCTACCTTGGCTACCTTTGCGAGCAATGCGGATTTACTGCTGTTTGATGCGCCGCAGCAACTCTCGTAGAGCGACCGCAGCCTGTAGCGGTACGACGCCATTTCCGAGGCAGCGAAGCTGGTCCGCTCGGGATGCGTCCACCACCAGGGGAGCCCCATCAGCCAGGACACGAAGCCCGGGTTCAATCGCCGGCTGGAGGGCGGGCTCGATGTCTCCCCAGTCTCCCTGGGGACCGGGAGGAAAGAGTGCTCGACCTGATTCACGAGCTGCTGCCCGGCTGTCTCCCTGCCCTCCGCCCGTCGGGCTTGGCTCTCGGCGGAATTGGGCGTCCGATAGTCCCGCGCCGCCGGTGTCGCCCATCGCCGCCCCGCGCTGTCCCCGGTGCTGACCGCATCGCTGAGACTCACTCCCTGATGCGCCGCCGACCCTGGCGCGTTCCGGCTCCCGCTCGATTTCGCGTCGCCCGCGGTCACCGTCGGCCACATCTGCCGCGCCCAGGTATCGAGGCTCGGGGTCCCCTTGCTCGGGCGACTGTGCTCCACCTGGCCCTCGTTCTGGCTGCTGCCGTAGGGCGTCGCGCTCGGCGTCGGGTACTCGTTCCGCGAGTATGAAACAGCGCTCGCGCCGGTGCGGGGCGCCAACATCGGACGCTCGTAGGCAGAGCCACTCCGCAGCGCACCCGATTTCGGCAAGGTCGTGCAGAACGCGGTCGAGTCCTCGAATAGTGATTGCTGAGACGTTCTCAGCGAACAGGTACCGGGCTCCACTGTCGCGATAGGCGCGGAAAAGCTCTGACCAGAGCCCGGAGCGCTCGCCGCTGATGCCGGCCCCGGTCCCGGCTTGGCTGATGTCCTGGCAGGGGAAGCCCCCGAGCACCCACTCCACCCCCTGAAATGGGGCAAGGTCGAGCTCGGTGATGTCGCCCGCCCAGACAGGCGCCGGCTCCAGGGCCTCGTCCTCCATCCTGTCCAGGAGCAGGCTCGCTGCGAACACGTCCCGCTCGACGTAGCCCACAACCCGTCCGGCGGTGGCGCACTCCCATCCGAGGTCGAGCCCTCCGACGCCAGAGAAGACAGAGAGCGCAGTTGCTCGGGTAGCAGCCACATCAGAGGTACACATAGCGGCCGTCGAAGCGAACCGAGCCCGCTTTCTGCAGCCGCTGCCTGATTTTGTAAAAGTCCTGCTTGGCGTATTTCCCACTGAGAATTCCCTCCTCCACGAGCCGCACGCGCCACTCCCGGGTGCTGACCCGGGCCTGCTCGACCGGCAGCGCGGCAGCGTCCAGTGTGTCCTGGTGGTCGCGGTAGATCGCCCGCAGGACATCGAGGGCCTCGTCTCGAACCTCCCCGGAAGCACCGCTGTCGGCCACCTCGCCGCTCTCAGAGACCGCAGCGGACTCATAGCGCTGGGTTGGGTGCCCGAACTCGTCGGTGCCAACAGAGAGCTTCACAGGCTCGATGCGGTAGCGCAGCGCCGGGGGCGGCTCGAAGTCCTTGGTCTTGGTCGTGGCCAGGGTCAGCTCCGGGCCGCTGGCCTCCAACCGGTACTCGAAGTCGCAGGCCGCCGGCAGGGCGCTGGCGCCGCGACCGCGCTCGGACTCCTGGTGCCCGGGATGGTGGAGTTCCAGCACGGTGGCCCCGAAGGGTGTTCGCAGCCAGCGGTCGACCATCATGACGTGCTGGCCCATGTCCGAGTTCGAGTTCTCGTCCCCGGGCCCGAAGTTACGCGCCAGGGTGTCACTGAAGATGGCCGCCGGATTCCGCCCCCAGCGCGCGACGTGCGCCCGTATCTCCTGGTGCAGGAGCTGCACGGCCTGCTCGTCGCCGATCGGGACCGCCTGCTCGGTGAACACCAGCAGGTCGTTGACCTGGTAGCCCGTGAGCGCCTGCCAGGCGGCGATGCGCCGCGCGATCCCCCCGTGGCCCTCGCCGACCACGTACACGACCGGGCCCTGCTCGGTCTTGCGGCCCTGCACCGGCAGCCCCAGGGAGATCCGCAGCGCCCAATCCAGCGCCACCAGGGACTTGCCGGCGCCCCACTTGCCGAACAGCACACCGTAGGTGTCCTTCTCCATCAGCCCCTGGATGAGGAAGTCCGGCGGCCCGGCGCGCTCGAGCATCTTGGTCGCGGGCACCAGCTTCGGTCTCGCCGGCAGGGGGATCCCGGTGACCTCCGCGAGCCGCTGCGGGCTCATGTCCGATGCTCCGGCGCGGTCCTTCTCATCGGTAGACATGGGTCGGTGTCTCTCCTCCTATGACGACCACGCGGGTCGCGCCGTCTCGGAAAAGGCTCGCCGCCAGCCGCAGTTCCTGCTCCGGGTCAGAGACCCCAGCGCGGACCACGAGCACCGGTAGCCCGAAGGTCGCCTTGCTCCACGTGAAACAGGCCGGGTCGGAGTCCGGGGGGCAGGCCACGGCGCGGCCCTCGCGGGCGGTGTGGCTTGCGTCGCGGGCCCTGCGCCAGGCCTTGGAGCCGACATAGACCGTCAGCTCTGGGTAGCCCGGGCGGAGATGCTTGCTGAAGGGCGGCGACTTCCCCCTCGACTGGCTATTCAAAGTCGAGCCTCCCGTAGCACCTCTGCCGGGCGACCGAGAGCTTCCTCGCTAGCCAGTCTTCTTGCTCCACCTCCGGGGAGTGCCCCATCGAGCGCAGCGGCAGGTGCGCCCGGTAGCGGGAACTGTCGACCTCCCCAGGGACCCCGTCGCACATATGCGCTGGATTGAGGACCCCAAACCGATATCCGCGGGGGACCAAGGCGCACTCGAAGGCGTCCTCGCCGCAGGCGCGGGGCGCATCTGGCGGGAGCATTTGCTTGAGACACCAGCAATAGACCCACGCATCCTGCCTAGCGACGGGGCTTGCAGCCTTCTGGGCCCTGTCGTCCAGTGACGTGTAATGCATGAGCGGCCAAGTGGGGAACACACTCACAGCGGCAGGCTCTCTTGTCGGCACTTGTCGCAGGATGGCCCGCGGCAGATGCAGGCCTCGGGGTGCTGGCAGAGCCGCTGCTTGCAGCCCATGCGGTGCATGCACTCGGGGCAGGGCGCTGTGAGGCTGCCCTCGGCCGGCTGTGGGCCCTCCTGTCGCAGTGTCGCCAGCCACGCAAGCGCGGCGTTGACCTCGCGCTTCGAGGGCCTCCTGGGGCCTCTGCGCACGGCTAGGCCGCCTCAGGCGACAGCAGGACCCGCGCCAGCTTCTGCAGGTGCAGATAGCGCGGGTTCTGGATGACCCCCTGCGCGAGCTTGCAGAGCCAGGAATAGGAGACACCGGCCTCCTGCGCAATCTGGGGCCACTCGCCCTTGCGCTGGTTCAGCTCCTCGACCACCTGCTTGAGTGTGTCCGGCATCACAATCCTCTATCACGAAAGTGCTTGACCCCATCGGTCACTATCAGTATCATGCTAGCCATCAAGTGACAACGCCCAGACACCAGGAAGCAGACATGAGCACACATCAGAGCATCTACCGGGCGCGGCTAGATCGAATGACGTTTGGCGAGCTTTGGGACCTGGCGGTGCTGCTACGGAAACATCAGGACGCAGAAATTGCCATGGGTGACGCCTATCCGGACGCACTGCGAGACGCCATCGAGGATCACATGTTCCCGCAAAGGGAAACCACATCATGAGCGGCCTACACGCGAGGGCTCACCTTGAGCGGCAGATGCTGGATTCAATCACCCTCGACGACATCCGGCACATGCTGATGGCGCTGGGTCTGGGTGAGACCGAGATTCGGCAGCGACTCAAGGCGCACGGGCCGACCGCAAGCACCGAGGCGGTGCTGCGGGTCCTGTCCGAGACCCGGGAAGGTGTCGGGGCCAAGCTGCACAGCGCCAGTGGTGGCCGTCGTGTCTAGCCCCTACCACCTGACCCGCGCGCCGGACCATGACTATGAGCGCCTGCTTCGCTGGCTCTCGAAGAAAGGCGACCGCGCCAAGCTGAACATCACCCTGCGAACCCAGCAGATCACCAAGGCCGACCTGATGCTGTGGCACTCGCAGTACGGCGGCTTCTCTCTCGAAAAACTCGACGGCACCACCTACGTCGTCAAGGAGACTTCACCATGAGCATCTATCAGGCAATCGAAGAGCAGGTGTGGGGGCATCCCAGCATCAGCGTCAGCGACGCCGCCGCGCGGGTCGACGACGCCGACAGGATGATCGACGACATCGCGAATCAGTGGCGCGCGGACGAGGAACTCTACAAGGTCATCGCCGGCACCGTGCGCGATGCGATACAGACCTACGAGTCCGAGCACGACGACAGCGGCGGCGGCACGGAGGTCGACGAGCTGGACTTCGACGAGGAGCTGTCGTGGTGATGGCGCTGCGGCACCTCACCGACGAGGACCTCATCGCCGTCGGCAACAGCTACGGCAATGACCTGTCGTACTACGTGGCCGGCTGGGACTATCCCGAGAGCGCTGCCCGCGAGCGCGCTGCGCACAGCCGCTGTCGCCGCAAGGCGCTGCCGGTGCACGAGGAACTCAAGCGCCGCGGCCTGCGCACGGACGCGCCGCTGCTGGTCTCGCTGGGCACAGGGAGCGGCACACCATGACCGATGTGTTCAGCGATGCCGGAGACCACCCCAATCTGCAGGAGCGTGTCTGGCTTGAGCAGTGCAGCGACGGGCACCGGATGGTGCAGTGGGTAACAACCGCCGGCCGGGTGACTGTGTGCCCGGTGTGCGAGGCGAGGCGAGCCATGGAGAGCCCTGGGCCGCAGCCGACCGTCAGGGAGTGGACCGGCGACGCCGCCGCGGGCTACAGGGAGGACCTGAGCAAACTTACGTCCCAATCCTACTGGGAGGACTGCCTGCACGATGGTCCGAACCAGGCGGTCCTGTACGCGCTCTCGCGGGCTATCTACCTAGCCTACGATTGCCAGAGCCAGGGGTTGAACGAGTCCGCGGCGCAGATGCTTCGCGTCGCTGCGAAGGAGATCAAGAAGCAGCAGTCGGACACCAGCAACACATCAAAGGATGAGCGCGATGAGTGAGATCACATTACCTGAAGTCGTTATCCATGAGGTGGACCCCGCCGAGCACAAGGCCGTCGCTGTGATGACCCCGGGGCACCTGATATCGCAGGCAATCGACCGCGACGCCGATGTCGAGAAGCTGGCTAAGCTGATGGACTTGCAGGAGCGCTGGGACGCGCGAGCAGCGCGCTCGGAATACTTCGCCGCGCTTTCTAGATTCCAGGCCTCGGTGCCTCCGATCCCGAGAGGGCGGGAGGTAAAGAAGCGCGACGGCACGCTGATGTATCGCTATGCGCCGCTCGACGACGTGCTGAGGGCCATCAAGCCAGTGCTATTGCAGTGCGGTCTGTCGTACCGATGGGAAACCGAGAGCGCCGACGAGGAGCTCCGCGTCACCTGCTATGTGACGCATGTCAGCGGTCACACTGAAACCACCAGCGTATCCATTCCAGGCATCGCCGGGCACGGCACGAACTCCGCGCAGGACCGGGGCTCGGCGATCTCCTACGGCAAGCGCTACAGCTTGACCAACGCACTGGGACTGCAGCCGGAGGACGACGACGACGCCGGCAGTCTCGCCGGCACCGGGCACCTTGAGGTGCTCTATCGCATGGTGGACGTGCTGCGCGACCCGGACGTTCTTTCGGCGGTGGCGATGGTGAAGAATGGGCTAAACGACGACGACGATCTCGAGAAGGCCGCCGAGGCCTACGCTGAGCTCAGTAAGGACGAGGTTGCCGCGCTGTGGGTGGCGCCCAGCAAGGGCGGTGTGTGGAGCACCAAGGAGCGCAAGCGCATCAAGGAGGACAGCGAATTCCAGTCCATGGTGCAGACCCGCCGCGATGAGTCCGACTGGCACAACAGGAACCACTGAGATGGTGCCGCTTCTCACGCACCTGATGGCCTTCGTTCTCGGCATCCTGGTCGGGCTGGCCTTCTACTGGCTGGTCGACCGCGACCAGCTCCGAGAGGCCGCCGACACCGGGGAGTTTCATCTCGACGACGACGACTACGGAGTGATCAAGAAAGCGCGCACCAGACGCGAGAACCGCCGCGGGCACGCGAGGAGGAAAGGATGAAACCTGAAACACTACGCAAAGCGTGTGAGCTGGCTGGATTAGAACATAGCATGCCCTGCGATGGCTGGGACTGCTGGTGGATTCCGGGAGGCTATGAGGATCATGGAATGGGCGATGAACACCCCGCCCTCCTCCCGCTGGTGGCTGAGCGGCTGGTGAGTGAAATCCATGAACGCCCCGATCTCTGGTTGTGTCGGTATGAGGATGCGCTTGATTGCATGTGGGACAGCATGGCTTTGTACGCCGAAGCACAGTACCGCATCCTAGCCGCCATGGTCGCGTTGGGCGAACTCACCATCGAGAAGGCGCAGGCCGAGCTGGAGGAGGGGTGATGCTATCAGCCACCACATCGTGGGAAAAACAAGCACGTAGGTGCGAGAAAATCATTGCCGAGGAGCGAAAAATGGGATTGAAGGCATTAGCTGATGAGCGAGCCCTTAGCGCGTTGCGGTGTGAAGAGAAAGATAAGCGCATCGCCGAGCTGGAGAGCTGGCGTGACACTGTAACGGCGGCGGTTGTTGCTGCACACGAGAACACTAGTGGCGGTTTGCGGTTCGAAGATGTGCCAGCGGCGATATCATCGATGAGTCGAATTATCGCCGAGCTGGAGCGGGAGCTTGAG